ATCGGACAAACCTCTGGCAAAATTTCATTCCACCGGGCTTTCAGTTGATCGAGAGTGGTTTTGGTCTTGCTAAGGTCTGTTAGAACCCTCCTGAATTCACTAAGCACGCCTCTGAGTCTATTATAACGCTGAATCAGATCTTCCTTTTGAGAAATTTTTTGATCTAATCTGTTAATCCTCTTGGACAATTTCATATACATCTTCAAGGTCTGTATCTCGTATTGGATCTTGTAGTGATCTTCTATCCTTTGAGTGAGATTGTTTAAGGATTGCTTTAACTTTTCCAGTTTCTCTTCCTTCCGTTTTAACCTCTGTATCTCATTGTGGATCCGAGGAAGGTCCGGATATCGGGATAACTCTGTGGATAGTGCCTCAGCTTGAGATTTCAAGCGAGCTATGTCAGCATTTAGCTGCTTAATCTTCTGCCTAAGGAGGTCCTCAGCTATGAAGATCACATTCATACGGGTGATCTTCTGAATGTAATTAGCACGCTCACCGGGTGAACTCCCTAGCAGGAATGGCGGATCGGACTGGAACTGAAAATTGATACGGTCCACTTTGAAGAAATCGGAAATCTCGCGCGGCACTTGGAGCTTCACAGCGTTAAGAGTCTGTCCATTTATCACGTATACATTCCGCTTATCATCCCGAATTCTCGAGATCCATCCGTGATCGGTCTTGAGTAGAACTTCAGTTGGACCTCCCCAGTGAGACCGGAATGATTCACCGCTAGGCCGATTCCAAAACAACCACCTCAAGGCTCGAACCACTGCGGTCTTTCCCGAGTCATTGTCGCCAAGGAGAGCTGTAATCCCAGTGGGAATTTGAATCTCGGAGTGATTATGACTCTGGAAGTTCCGGAGAACAAGTTTCATTGCATTATCAAAATGGTCTCGGGAAAAACGTTATTTACAAAATCGTCCAGCTTCATTATTGCATAAGATAGTGTTAAGTTTGGACTAAATAAAATTACAACTGGAATGTCTGCCTGGCTTCGAAGGGAAATGAAGGACACAATCCCAGCGTCCGAAGCCATATGCGCCGGAAGGCATATCATCTCATGGCCCCGATCCTTCTTGTAGATCAAGATGGGATATCGCTTATGTGCTTCATCAAAGCAAAGATGTTCTAAATTTTCCAGAAACTTGACTAGAGTTCCGTTATCTCGAGCATTGTCAGAGATGGAATCGGGAGTTCGGTATCCACGCTTGATCTCAATTACAGCATAGTCAGTAAGGCTTTTTCCCTCTGGCTTTACCGCTATCACATCGCCCCGTCCAGGTGTATCAGGTCTTTTCCCTCTAGCCCAGGAACCACTTCCAGGTGACCGCCAAAATATGGAATCATCCTCTCCATTACTCCACCACAGAGAGAGCTTCCTACATATAGCTCTCTCAAATGATGTGCCCTTATTCTTGCTGTCCTTCCGTTTCTTCTTCCTCTTCACCTGGGTCATAGGGCAGCTCGACCATATCAGATGAATTTGCAAACCTGGGTAGTCTCTTTACAGTGAATTGATCTTCTACCGCATTCCATATGCGAATCACCTGTCGTTTGAGAACGCCTTGGAGGCCTCTCTTTTCCACCATGGCGATGGATTTTTCGAGAGACTTACTGAGCTTTTCATCTTCTACACAATACACTTGTGACCCAGTCATTTCTTTTACATACTGGAGATTTTCCCGTATGTCGTCAATTCCATAGTCATAGAGAATGGTCAATGGAGCTGAGCGGAATGGCTTCCAGATGGAGCTTTTGAACACCTCCACCTGAACCTCCACTCCAACGATTCGGGATATGGTTTTTGATCCAATGGTTTTCTCTTGCTTAATGGGCTTGGGCTTAGATGTCCGGAGCCTCAGGCTGGAATAGAATCCAATCGCCTCCCCTCCTGGTGATATGTATTTCTGTCCAAAGGGGCCAGCTTCTAAGTTCTGTCGAATCTGATTAGAACAGATGAGGAGATACCCCTTACTGGCCAGAACGCGGCAGGTTTTCCTCAGCTCCTCGCTGAATTCTTTGGCGCGTCGCATTCCCATCTTGTCTTCATCTTCCATTTCCATCTCTGTAGACAATGCCGCCAAAGAATCAGCGAATATTGCACTGGGACCGTCCGGATTCTCAGGTTCCCACTGGCGAATTGACCGAAAGACCTCGGAGATGGTATTAGGCATGGTGTAAGAGATTTTCTCTTTGTCTACCCCAAAAAGGGTTGCAAATTGAAAATTGAGTCGTCCCTCTGGATCATGGAACATAACATTGCCCCCCTCACGGAGGATCCTTCCCGCTATTTCACATAGCAAGACAGTCTTCCCGGATCCCGAAGGACCAAACAGTTCAACCATTATCCCGAAAGGGATTCCACCCTCTGGATAGATCCCGCCTGATATAGCCAGATCCAAGAGGGTGGATCCGGTACTCACAATTCGCGGAGGACAGGAAAGAATTTCTTTCCTTGAATCCTCCTTCTCTTTAGCTTGTTCAATCCGCTTCGATATTTGTTCATCTAGTGGCACTTCTTGATTTGGTGGGTTCTTTCTCTGGAACCGCATCTTTATTCATCCCTCGTGCATTCATCCCAGACCTTGCATGTTTCGCATTCCGGTCTACTTCCACCATCTCTTTTATATACGTAACCATGCGGACACTTTTTTTCTCCAGATCCGGGAACTTTATCAATAACAAGTTTTATTCGTCTTGGGGGCGAATCATCTAATGGGACATCGTCATCTTCATCTTCATCATAACTCTCTCGACTTAGAGTGACTTTGCTACTGAAGGACTTAATGTCTTCATCCTCTTGCTGGTTGTCTGATTGCTCATTATAACTTGTAAGATCACCCTCAAAAAACAAATCCTTGATTTCGTCGTATTCCATCACTACAAGCATTTCATCTAGATTTGGAACCTTGTCAAGTATGGACATATCATATTGCTTTTGTCTGGGCTCAAAGTCGATGCGAATTGCGGTGCCAAATGTCTTCTTTCCGAAGATTTGCTCATCAAATCGTATTCGGAGAGTGTAGCCATCTTCCAGAGATGGAAATCTTTCGTAATCTGGATCTGCCTCTAACTCCTCTCTTAAAAGCTTCCCAAAGTGATGAAAAGCTACATTCCAAATGTGTATGGTCTCATCATAATCTTTTGACTTCTTTGGAATAACGACATAAAGGTTCCGTCCTGATGGTTTAAGCGGCTGCACACTATTCCAGATAACACCTTTTTTAAGCTGAACGGAGCGGTATTCACAGATTGGACATTTAGAACCCACAGATGATGGACACACAATGACTTTGTTCTCAATTCCCACGCCTCTGTGAATTTTGAACGGTCTTGTATACCAAAGGGATCCTGGTGTTGCAATATCTCTTGCATCGTCTCTGTCTGGATGTTTAGGGTCAGTCACTTTGTAAGGCAAAAAGTCTAACCATACTACTGAGCCAGGTTTCGGATTGAAAAGCTGAATTCCACGTGGTAAGTTCAAGTATCCAACCAAGTTGCTACTAGATTTGTCTATGCTCGATAGTATTTTTCCAACGAAATATTTCTTAGTGCCATTTGTTGTTTTCATCGTCTTCCTCCTCTTGTTGTTCGTCCCTAGTTTCATAGTATATCTTGTGATCTTCCAGTGTTCGCAAAAACGTCGTAAGCCATCCTGCCATTTGTGCTTTACTCCAGACATAGATTAGAAACGGTATTACGATCATTAGAATCATAACAGATAGTATCACTATAAGGATTATCATCCAGAAGTCCATTTTAATCCCTCTTGTTCAGTTTCTTTGCAATTCTACTGTCTACATATTTCCCTTTCATGTTCTCCCACTCTTTCTCCAGATTTCTAGGAACCTTTGGGCCGGAAAAGTATTGTTGACCATGCAGTTTTACTAGATTCTCCAGTGCGGATTTTTTAGTCTCAAGTGCTCTCACGGCTGCAGATGCAATTTCGTATTCGTATTTAGCATTAATGTATCGTTTTACTGCCTCTTGGTATTCAGGTTGCATAGCTATCATTCTGTTTAGTTCCGATTCGGTCATTTTTCTTTCTGAGCTTTCTCGTATTTTCTTGTCTAGCTTGGCTTCTACAAGTTTTATCTCTTCCTTGTATACGTCCATCTCTTTTCTCTTGTCAGCACAATACATCCCGTATTCAAGCATCAGATATGGTTGTCTAAGCCACTCAATGTCTAATGCAGATTCGTCTATGCTTATGTCTTCCAGGTAGTTCATTTGGCCATCTCTCTATAAACCGTATAACATGCTAGCACTAGTCTTGACTTTCCTTCATAGAATGGTGTCGAGAATACTTCCATTATTGCTCCTGCAATTGGATTATCTTCTTTCATCAGTATAGACGCACAGTAGTTTAAGACGTGTCTCCTTACATTTTCTACATCCTTAGTGTCTAGTCTCTCTAGTATCTTACATATGCCCTTCCATCCGTTTTGTTTCATTAGTGCTCTACATAGTTCTATACTAGCAGCTTCATCAGATAAGAGTTTTATGACCGCATTCTCTCTTTCATCCTCTGGAAGTTCTAGCACTCTTTCCAATAGTTGCAATGCCGTTCTCGGTAAACCTTGACTCTCCTCTATTATTTGATCATAGATTGCCTTTGTTAGTCTCTCACCCTCAGCTCTCACCACCCTTCTTAAAAGAGTCAACATATCGTCATAACTAAGCCTCTCCAACATATAGGTAGCACACCGGCTCCTTACAGTCGGAGGAAGCTTTTCCGGCTGTGTGGTGCAAAGGAAGAAAAACGTATGACTGGGAGGTTCCTCCAAAAGCTTGAGGAAAGCATCAAATGCCTCCCTTGTCATCTGGTGAGCTTCGTCTATGATCCAGCAACGGCTCTTAGAACCCTGCCAAAGGGGAGGAAACTCTGTGATGTTCCAGATCTCCCTCACCGTATCAATGCCACGAAAGTTCGCAGCATTCATCTCAATGAAATCATTTCCTCTGGCTCCCAGATAGTCAGCACAAATTCGAGCCAGGGTTGTCTTCCCAACTCCAGTGGGCCCAGCAAAGAGAAACGTATGAGGCGGGTCCGGTTTGGAAATAGCGTTCTTAAGAGACTCTATGACCTCAGCTCTTCCAATTACTTCATCAAAGCTTTTGGGTCTATATTTCAGATGGAGTGGCATGTATTCTCCTGGAACATTTCCCTTCTACATTGATTATAGCCAATATCTCAAACACATTGAGATTTTTTATATGTTCAAAAATTTTCCCAAAAGCTTTTCTGAGATAACGGCTCATCAACTCCAGCCAACTCAAATTCAACCTTAAGAGGGACGTTGATCCATGACCAATTTTTCACCAATTTATCTTCCGCCAGATCTTTTAGTTCCCTTGCACACCATGCTACCTCATTCGGTGGACATTCTACAACTAGTTCATCATGGACCTGGCTTACAAGCATGCTCTTCATTTTATTTTGTTTTAATTTTTTGTTGAACTCAATCAGGACCCAAAGCAAACAGTGAAAGGCAGTTCCCTGTATGGGATAATTAGTAACTTGTTTACGATCCATCAATCCGCTACATCTAAATCCAGTCAAAAGCTCTACATATCCATGTCTTACATAGAACCTCCAAATCCTGTCCTTCCATAGAGTATACTGGCGATATCGTTCATTCCAAAATGAATCCTCGACCTTACGAACATGCTCTATAAAGTTATCGAAAGATATCAGCTCGCCTTTGCGTCCAAGTTTAACCAGTCCCTTGCTCTTAAGATGGACCAAAGCTGGAGTTCCATCCTTAAGCTTTGCCATAGTTGCCCACTTGATCAAATTCTTGGCGCAATTTACATAGTAATCTCCATAAAACTCTGGAAAAACAAATGAATTCTTGGCAGCTTGCCTTAAAATTGATTCGTCCGGATGGTGCTTATCAAGACTGTCAAGCATGAAAAGCTCTATAGCCATATCACGATGCATATCTCCAGCAATAACGTCATCTATAAGTTTCGGATCCTGAGTATATACACATGCAATCCTGACCTCTATTCCAGAGAAATCCATGGACAAAAATTGATTTCCAGGTCTTGGTATCAAAGCTCTTCTGCAAATCTGCATGAGTTCTTTGTCACGTTTTGGGATGTTCTGAAAGTTTGGAGCTTCAGATGAACTCCTAAAGGTTCTGGTAGTATGAAGGTGGAAAAAAGGATGAATAATCCCATTGACTTGTTCTCTCAAATAGAGATCGAGATAAGCCTCCCTAATCTTCTTGAGCTTGCGGATTTCAAGAATCTTATCCAACTCTGGTATGCCGAGCTCCTTCAAAGCTTCATCATCTGTAGATCCGCGCCCAGATCCTGTAATCTTCAATGGTTGAATTTTTTTGTATTGATAAAGAAACTTGGACAATTGGTCGCTGGAATTGATGTTAAATCTGGTTGGTCCAATAAACCGTTGCCATTCCCTCCCAAACTCAGATTCTCTGACTTCACTGGAAAGCTGGTCAATCCTATTAGCAAGTTCTCGTTTCTTGGCTTCACAGTCTTCAACATCTACCCTAATTCCATTTTGCTCCATATCAGCTAGGGTCAAGAGACCATCATGGAAAAACCAGTATGCCTTGAGAAGAGACCGGTTCTGTAACATTTGTTTTCTTTGGATCTGGAACAAACGATAAGTAAACAAAGCATCCATTCCACAATACATTAAAAGATCTCGGATTCGC